TCTCTTGTATACAGTTCATAGTCCATACTACCAATAAACTGCTTGGTAACTGCTACTACACCATAATCCATACAATTCCAGAACTGTAGGTTAGGAAGGTCCATATCGGGGCTAGGAACCTCTGGAGCAGACACAAACGCACTAATAGGTAGTTTATCATACATTGCCGCATATTCCGGCAAATACGTCTCAAAATAAAAAGTGCGTCCAGGTATCGACTTACACGATACCCAAACGCCTTTTACAAATTCACCATGACCAGATTGATGATCAGTGAGATATTCTTTTCTTACCCATACTTCAACTGAAGGTAGGTTACAGATTAATGCAGCCATTATGTATTAATGTAACTGCACTATTTAATCAACGACCTTGCCCACGATAACGTTTCTTCTTTCCATTACGAGAAGTCGCAGAAAGCAACGTATTTTGTGACTTTCCTTGACGAGTTTTCTTCGGGGCACTCTTTACATAAGTACCACCTTTCATCATTGCCATAACTTTAATTCCTTTAATACGAGACACGAGGTGGGAAGGACTCTAACCTTCCCTGTAATCAATTAATCAAATGACACGAGTTTTTTCGTGCCCAACACGAATGCGAGGATCACACCAGATATCAAATCCTTCTTCCTTTGCATCAAGACAGAATGAGACATCCTCACCACACATGTCCTGTACATTCCCACTCTCAAAGATTTGCATCTTAGGTGCAAACCAAGGGTATTCCAGATTCTCAAAGACTCCCTTCTTAATCAGTACCCAACCAAATCCTGTATAATCAACAGTAAAAGGCTTACGTCGTTTCTGGATGGAATCGACAGTTTCGTGATTCATCACTCCACCATTCTTACGGAAGTCATCTTCTTCCAACCAATGTGCGACAGATGTTGTGACTCCATCTTCAGTGGCATACCATCCTGCAACTACTTCTTTCTCTTCACCTTCTTCATTGATTGCTAAGTCACACAACTGCCAAAACTTGTTTGTATCAAATACAATGTCTGAGTCAATCCACAGTTGATAGTCATAATTCAGTTTGCCATCCCAAGGAACTTGCTTAGGTCCTCGCAGTACATTTGCACCCAAACACTTACAACGTGCAAAGTTAACCATAGATGAGTAATCTTGACTGATCTGAATACTCATTCCATTCTGTACCATGTCAAAACAAAGTTGTACAAAATTCTTCAAGAACGTAAAAGAACATCCTCGACCGGGCAAACAAAATACAATTGTCTTACCCTTCATCCGTTCTTTAATTGCTGCAATATCCCACTCTTCTTTCTTCTTTGGTTTAGGGGCATTTGCCTTAACAGTGAATCCTTTTGCCATAACTTTGAATTTGCTTCAGTTCAATTATAGTATGTGGTATGTATAATGTCAATATCAGAAACCTTGACCGGTTTCCTCTACTTATCAGTATGAATCTTCACCAGTAGGTTCTGTTGTATTATCCGAACCTACTCTAAGGGGGCGATTACATTCCTCAAATGATAAATCCTCAAGTTGATAATCTGTCTGCATTAGACCAACCATCCCCTTGAGGGTATTCCATGTATTATTAAATTGTTCCTCAGTAAGATTGTTATATAAACACTCTTTCTTTGCGTAAATGTGATAAACCTTATCCATAAAAATTTTTTGCGGGAAATTTTTTTTCCTCTAATGAAATCGAACTTCGCATTATATATCGAGGTCGATCTGTCACCTCTGTAGGTTAGGGTAGTTAGTCGTTTTTATATACGGGGGGCAACGCGGCACCGCACCATAACAACGAACCGCATAAACACTGTGGTTCACGGTGTTACTCCCCTCCATATAATAGCACGGAGGAGAGTGACTGTCAACCCACGAAGATCACCAACGGACAGGTTTACTCAGATCCTCTACGTAACTGTCAATCAACCTCTCAGATCCTTGGAGTTCAAACAACTGCTCCCAATCAATCTGATGCGGGTCAAAGTCATCCATCACTTCAAGATCTAACGTGATTCTATAACGTTGCTTCTGTGCTTGCTGATAGACAACTGACATGATTGACTCCGTTGGTAGTGACTTTGTAAGTATAGAATAACTGAGAGATATTGTCAATCTTCCACCTGTTATTTATTAGAAAGACTGATATTTTTTGAATGTCAATCCTCAGAAAAACTTATGACTGCCCCCTTGACATTTCTGCGAGTTCGTGATAGACTGCTGCCCAAGATCACTACTCCTAGACACATTTAATTGACCAATAAAACCACTGCAAAGTAACTCCGAAGACACCCCAGATACACCACTAAGTAACTCCATTTACAAAAGTGTTAAGAACGATACAAACAACGCATATACATTTAAAAAACCTTTTTTAATATAAAAAAAGCATAATCTTGTATATATGAGTACAAAAAGGGGGTGTTTTTAGCACCCCTTCGTTTATATCAGAAGTTCACAGGTTGACCACTGAAGTCAACTGCATCTGACGAAATCACCTCCTCATTTGTATCAGTAAGTGCATCCAAGATTTGGAGCATTTCATTACCAGTGTTGGCAACTTTCAGCATACCGATCATCACTTCTTTGGACATAATAACAGAGGGTTTGTGTTAGTGTGTTTGGTTGATCACTGGGTCTTACGTTGTGAATCAGTCTCCCAATTCTGTACTGCCCAGAGTATT